GATATGATGAGTGATTACCAGATCAGTGAAGCAACGAAGAACATTCTGAAGAACTTCTCAAGTATCAATCCCAGTATTCTGCTCAAGACGGGTGCGACACAGAAGACGATCAGTTCGTCGAAGAGTGTGCTCGCCATTGCGGAGTTCACGCCGGCGTGGCCGCAGGATACCGCAGTGTATCAGCTGCCCGAGTTGCTGGCCAATCTGTCGAGCTACGAAAAGCCGTTGCTCATGTTTGAGGACAGGCAGTTCATCATTCGTGGCGTGAAGAGCCCGTCGCACGTCGAGTATCCCTATTCCGATCCGTCTGTCATTCTGACAGCGCCGGAGAAGGATCTGCCTATCGGGAATCCGCTGGCCGTCTTCACGCTGCCGGACTCCGCGGTGAGAGAGATCAAGAAGTTCGCCGCGATCAATAATCTGCCGATCGTGATCATCGATGTGGATGGCGAGAAGCAAACGATTGTCGTGAAGCCGCTCGACGACAAGAATCCCACGTCACGTGTGTATTCGTATCCGGTACACACGGACGCGAAGAACATCACCACGCTGGACAGCAGCGCGAAGATTCAGGTGAAGTTTCGTCGTGAAAACTTCGATCTCGTGATGGACGGCGGCTACACCGTGAGCGTCGGCAACTGGCCGTATATTCACCTCTCGCACAACACGGAGCCGGTCTCGTACTACATCGTCCAGAAGTCCTAAACGAATATAGAATGATGATCATCATCGGATTGGTCGCACTTGTCTGGCTGACGATCATCATTCTTATTCTTCGATTCTTTCTGGGCGTAAAGATCATGGGCATCCCATCCAATTTGAGAAAGACAACATACAATGAATCCGGCTATCAGTAACGCTCGTCGTGAATTTTTTGTGTTTGTGGAGAAGTATCGCCCGCAGACACTTGATGAATGTATTCTCTCTAGCGGTGTGGAGAATATGCTTCGTGGTATTCTCGCGCAAGGAGATCTGACCAATCTACTCTTCACGGGCGGCGCAGGCGTCGGTAAGACGACGGTCGCAAAAGCTATTGCCGCCGAGTTGAACGCCGATGCAATTGTGATCAATGCGTCAGACGATAACGGCATTGAGATGCTGCGCACGAAGCTCAAAGATTTTGCGAGTGGCATGTCGTTTGAAGGCAAGCGAAAAATCGCGATCCTTGACGAAGCAGACTATCTATCGCCCCATGTCCAGCCTGCGCTTCGCGGCTTTATGGAAGAATTCGCGGCGACGACGTCGTTCATTTTCACCTGTAATCACAGTAATCGTATCATCGCGCCACTCCATTCGCGATGCTCCATCGTCAATTTTACCATTCCCAAGGCAGAACGCCCTGCGGTGATGGGGCGCTTCGCGACTCGGGCATTTCAGATTCTTGATGCGGAATCGATTCGATACGACAAGACGCTCGTGATGGAGGCAGTGAAACTGCATTTTCCCGACTTCCGTCGTACACTGAACGAACTCCAGCGATTCTGTGTTGTCGGTGAACTGTCGCGAGAGATCCTCTCGCAGATGTCCGACAAGGACATCGCCACGTTGTACGCCATTCTTGCGTCGAAGAACTTCAACAATCTCCGCAAATGGATTGCGGATCATGACGACATGAACGAGGCGCAGTTCTATCGTATGCTGTCGGAGACATTGCCGACGCATCTTGAACCCGCGCATCTACCCGAGGCGATCGTACTCCTCTCGGACTACTCCTATCGAGTTGCGTTTGCCGCAGACAAATCTCTGAATTTTCTGGCGTGCTTGACTGAGATCATGGGCGGCTTTCCGGTAAAGTGATGCGACTACAGGACAAGGCTCTTCTCGCGGTATCTATGCTTGCTGCTGGCTTGGCGGGTGCGGTCGTCGCTGCACTTCTAGGCGGAGGTCACTGATGGCGAAGAAGCAATCGAGACTATTCGACTACGTCAATGCGATCTCGTCTACGAAAGACGCATCCTTTCTCGATGATGTAGACTTTGCGAAGCAGTATATCCCGTTCATTGTGAATCGTGCGTTCTCGTATCACGCAGATTCTGTGATGGCGGCAAACATGGTGAATGAGCGCCCGTGGCTTGCGCCTGAATTACAGGCGCAGTTGTTACTAAATACACTCAGATCACGGAAACGATACAGTCCGTGGCACAAGCATATGGTTTCTGACGATGTTCGTGTCGTTGCTGAGTATTATGGATGTAGCCTGCGGCATGCCAAGACACTTACCGACCTCCACACGTCAGACCAAATTTCATACTTGCGTTCACGCATCTATAAAGGTGGATGTACGCCAGTGACGGGGTCGGACCATGACACACGCACATCTCCCTGATTACGTGGCTCCGCCGCATATCGCACAGGTCATTCGCGAATGCGTCGAGATCAAATTGAAGACACCCGAGGACTTTCTGAAAGTGAAGGAAACCCTCACGCGTATGGGTGTCGCCTCACGTAAAGATCGGATGCTCTATCAGTCGTGTCACATTTTGCACAAGCAAGGACGATACTACGTCGTGCATTTCAAAGAGTTATTTCTCCTCGACGGCAAAACGCAGCAGACACACTTCGACGAGTCTGATCGCGCTCGTCGTAATACCATCGCGAATATGCTGGCAGAGTGGGGGCTCGTGGAACTTGTTGATCCGAAGCGCAGTGCCGCGCCCGTTGCGGCAGCAAATCAGGTAACAATCATTCCGTTCCGCGAGAAGCCGCAATGGACCTTGACCGCGAAGTATGAAATTGGAAAACGCAAGTTTGAATCGTAGGAGTATGCATCGTGATCGTGAATGTATTCGGTGAGCCGGGAAGTATCCAACCTGAACGTAAGAGTACGGAAGCGGCTGCATATGATGTGACGGCGTATTGCCCCGATGCGCCTATTTTTCTGCATCCGCTTCAGGTTACAAAAGTACCAACAGGCTTGTTCTTCACATTGCCCAAAGACTCGACGATGCTCGTATGTAGCCGCAGTGGTCTGGCCGCAAAGGGCATTCAAGTCATCAACGCACCGGGCATCATCGACAGTGACTATCGCGATGAAGTCTGTGTGCTGCTTGCCTATATCGCCCCACCCGATTCAGCAGCCGTGATGATCAATCACGGTGATCGCATCGCACAGCTACTCTTTGTACCACCGATGCCACACCCGACATTTGTGCATGTGGGCGATCGCGGCTCCCTTCCGACACGTGAGACCACGCGTCGTGGAGGATTTGGCTCAACAGGAGTCTGATATGGCCTATACAATCAGCGACAACGGATGTCGCCTTATTCAAACGTTTGAGGGGCTCTGTCTGAAATCTTATCGAGACATGGCCAACATTTGGACGATCGGATACGGCAGCACACGCATCAACGGCATACCGGTCGTACAGGGGCAGAATACGACACTTGAGGAAGCGACGAATGCATTCCGTACAGATACGGCATCCATCGGTGTGTTTCTTTCTCAGAGTGTGACCGTGCCGCTGACGCAGAATCAAGTGGATGCGCTGTTCTCGTTCTGCTATAATGTGGGAGTCGGATCATTCTCCCGATCATCATTGCGCAAAACGATTAACGGCAAGAGGGAGGTAATCGAGAAGTTATTCACAGATTGGAATAAAGTACGGGACGCACACTCGAATATCCTCGTACCGGTAGCAGGATTGACGACACGGCGTAAAGCCGAGTATACACTATTCAGTAAACAGGAGTCAGTATGATCGCATTTAGTATTTTTATCGCCGCGCTTGTCGCGTTCATCGGTGGTTTCACGCTCGCCAGTCGTCGTAGTAACAACGAGCGATCATTGGAATTGCAGTTCCAAGGTGTGTATGATGCTGACGCGGACATACGTCGTGAAATCCACGATGCGACCGCCCGCTTCGAGGCCGAGATGGCGCGCCGTGATGCGGTGGTGAGCAGGGGGATTGAGAACATCTATCGGACGCTGGCCGATCTTGATCGTCGCGTCGAAACGATCGAATATCTCAATACGGTCTTGAATCCGAATGAGGTGCAGTAATCATGATAGATTTTTTTGCACTGATTCTCAGCGTTCTGATCTTCGTCCTTGCAGTCTACGGCGGGCAGCAGTTCTATGAAAAGTTCCGCAAGCAGCGTCGGCATACGTACGCATCTGAACCTCAGACGCCGGAAGAAATCGAAGAGTTCTGGCGTGCATTCGCAGAAAACGAATCAACTGCATTTGATGACAATGAGTGGGACAATCACACCGATCATGAGTGGGACAATCACACCGATCATGAGTGGGGCAATCACACCGATCACGACGATGCGGTGCCTGAAGAATCGGTAAAGCCGCGTAAGCGTACGATTAAAAAGATCACGACCAAGAAGCCGCGATCGGCGAAGGAGTAATAATGGCAGACGTTCGACTTGTTCATCTCGCAACGGGAGAAGATGTGATCGGTGCGGTCACCTTCAGCCCCGAAGACAGCACGTATCACATCGAAGAACCGGTGTCGCCGCATATGCAAATGGACCCCGCGACAAGCGGCGTACGTGTCGGTCTGATGCCTCTGCGGCCGTTTGCTGAAGAGACTCCGAAGGTCATCATCTCAGCACTGCACGTGGTCTATGTCACGCCGGTCTCTGATCAGATGCAAAACGCCTATCGTCAGTATCACAGCAGTATTGTTGTGCCGGAATCATCGTCGCTCAGTTCGTTGCTCAAAGGATAAGACTTCGTGATACCATAGATGTATGCGCGAACGATCATTGTTGAAGCCCGAGTTTACCGACACGCTCAGACCTGATCTCCAGTATACATACGTCACGACCATCGGTTCTCGTGTCTACGCACGGGCACGTAGCGCCGATGGTCGTGCGGTATTTGTGGAGTCTCAGTATAAACCCACCTACTATCTGCCTGTAGACGTCTACACCGGTGACGCCTCATATGACGGGCGCCCACTACAAGCTGTCCAGTGCCCATCCATCCGTGATGGCAAAAAGTTCCTCGAAACGCATCCCGACGCATACGGCTCGATTCAGCCCGAGTATATGTTTCTTGCGGACGCGCTCGGTGCCACGGAGATGCAGCCAGATACGGAACGTCTGCATATCTGGAACATCGATATCGAAGTGGATTCCGAAACTGCGTTCGCGCCGCCAGATAATCCATTCAACGAAGTCACGGCGATTACCGTGATGTGGAAGCGCGCCGGTGAATCGGGAACGATTGTCTACGGCACAAAACCCTACATCGCAGACGACACGATCACCTATCACGAGTGTGCGAACGAGGATGATCTGCTCTCGAAGTTTATGAAAGATTGGCGCGGGGGCGGCGACTATCCAGACATCGTGACCGGCTGGAATATTCAGTTCTACGATCTACCCTATCTGGTGAATCGCATGATGCGACTCTGGGGCGGTGTGGAACATGTTCAAGATCTCTCACCGTTCCGTCAATTGACCACGCGTCAGATGTGGATCAATACACGTGAGCAGATGGTCGTGGAAATTCGTGGCGTGACGATCCTCGACTACTACGAACTGTATCGCAAGTTCACATTCACGCAGCAGGAGTCTTACCGACTCGATCACATCGCGCACGTGGAACTGGGCAAGCGGAAGCTGTCCTATGCGGAATATCATTCACTCTCGCGGCTCTATCAGGAGAACTATCAGAAGTTCATTGATTACAATATTCAAGATGTCCAGCTTGTCGCGGATCTCGATGACAAAATGAAGTTGATCGATCTCGTGTGTGCGCTCGCGTACAGTGCGAAGGCGAACTTCACGGATACGTTTAAGCAAGTGCGTTTGTGGGATGTGATGATCTATCACTATCTTCGCGCACAGGGCAAACAGATTCCGCCGCGTAGAAATGTCGAGAAGACCGAGCAGTATGCCGGCGCGTATGTCAAAGATCCCCAAGTCGGGCAGCACGAGTGGGTCTGTTCTTTCGACGTCGCCAGCATGTATCCACACATCATTCGTCAGTGGAATCTCTCACCCGAGACACTGATGGATCGTCGCACCGTCAACAAGTTCACCGTCGATCAGCTTCTGAGTCGGAACATCGATACGCAACTGTTGGTCGGCGAGAGTGCGGGCAACGACAACGCGCTGGCAGCGAATGGTCTTCAGACATCACGGAGTGTGGAGGGGTTTCTGCCCGCCATGCTCAAGAGCTTGTACGACGAGCGTATGTGTTTCAAGAATCTGGCGACAGAGTCGAAGAAGCGGCGCGAGTTGCTCGACAAGTCTGATCCGCAATACGCGGTGCTGACCAGGCAGATCGCTGCGTACAACAATCAGCAGATGGTGCGCAAGGTAAATCTCAACTCGGCATACGGAAGTCTCGGCAGCAACTACTTCCGCTTCTATGATACGGACATGGCCGAAGCCATCACAGTCACGGGTCAGTATGTGATTCGTCACGTGGCAAATCGAGTGAATGCGTTTCTCAACAAGACGTTCTCGACGGATGAAGACTACGTGGTCGCGTCAGACACGGACTCGATTTATGTGAGACTGGACCGTGTGGCACATCGCTACAACAATCCTGATGCGGGCAAGACGGTAGATTTTCTTGATCAGTTCTGTGAAAAGGCCATGTTGAAAGTCGTCGATCGGGCATTTGACGAGATTGCCTCGTATCTGAACGTTGCCGTGCCCTGCTTGACGATGTCACGTGAGGTCGTGGCCACGCGTGGTGTCTGGACGGCGAAGAAGCGGTATATCCTCGACGTTGCGGACACCGAAGG